AATGGAGTGTTGTTTTGATCAATTGAGAAATTTGGATTATTTATATTAGTATTCTTAATAGTGTCATAAATCATCTCTTGAGCAAGATATGGTACTTCATACTATATATTTCCATCACTATCAACAATATCTAGTATTTGAACAATATTTGAATCCTCAATTTCTACAGTTGGGTATTTTTCAACATTCCCAAATGAAAAAGTAGTAGTTTTAATTTCTGAAGAGATGGCTTTTCTAGTTTTCTTTAAAAGAAAATAATTCACAACTCCTCCTGTTGTTTGGTAAATTGTTACTGTTGTGGGATCTAGAGAACTTGAGAACGAAAAATCAACAGGATCTTGGATTAGGAATGGAGTATTCTGAGTTAAAGATGTATTGATTTGAGTATTTTCAAGTAATTGTATAGCGTAATTATAATCTGGGAGGTATTGTCCTCCAGATAATATAGCTGGTATTTGTTGGTATATATCTATATCTGTTGTAGCTACTCCTGTTATTTTTGGTCTGTATCCTAACATGTATGCTAGAGAATAAACATTATTCTGTTGTCTAGTATATTGTATAAAGTTTTCTTGGATCTGATTATCAAGATAAAAAGATAACACATCCCCAACATAAGCTGACATCTCCAAAAACATAGTACCTGGGGAACTAGGAGTAAAATTAGCATAAGTAGATGGAAAATAAGTTTTAGCGAATTCAGTTAATGTAGCCTTAAATTCAGTAAAATCTTTATTTATATATTTAATATCTATGTTTTCAGCCATGTTATAAAGTTATATCTACAGTTCGTTCACTTCCTGCAAATGAATAATTAATGTTTATATTAATTGAGTTAGTATCATAAAAAGGATTAATTGTTATTTTATTAACAACTATATTTGGGAAATTAGATTTTAAACCATCTAATAATTGGGTTTTAAGATTATTTAAATTAACTCCATCTATGTTTTGAAATACAAATTTCCTTATATCTCCTCCATAATTAGGATTAAGGGGACGTTCTCCTTTATTAGTCAATACATAGTTAATTATATCATATTTAATTTGATCATTAGTAGTATATGTCGCGTTAAATACAGCGTCTGATCCATTTATATATGAACCAACAAAAGGAATACTAACACCTATAATTACTTTGTAATCAAGATCTAAAGGATTATTATTTTGTATAATGTATGCCATTATTTATTATTCATTATCCCCATTATTTGATCTAAACTTACTTCACCACCTGGTAAACTTGACCCCTCACCTACTGTGTTTACTGGAGGAGGAGTATAAGATGGTTGAACATGTGATGAATTAGCAGTAATGACTGTGTCAAATTCACCCCCAATCATGTTTCTTAAATTACGTCTAAGATCATGATTTACAGTAGTATTGCTTGGTTGAATGTTAACTGTTGAAGGTGAAACAGGAATATATGTTTCCTGTACTACTGTTTTAGATGATTTAACTGCTTCAAGTAGAATATCTTTAATTTCTTCTTGAATTGCTTCACGCACTGCTTCTTTAATTAATTTTTTTAAACTGTCGATTTTCATATGATTATAAATATTTGGTTATTCAGCTGTTATACTAGGATTTGAATCTATTATAAATTTTAATTGGGATATTAATACTGCTGGGTCAGATGCGAATGAGGAGTCAGTCTTTAACACATCTACTCCTTGTTTACTAGTGGCTACAGCATAACGTTTAATATATTTGCTTTCGTTTGTTTGGTCTATTTTTACAGTTAATGTAAAACCTTTATAAATATTATTTTCACTTTGTGTAGCAGTTATTATAGGATTTGATAAAGCATTAATCTCATCATTAATTTGTTCAAAATCCATAACATTATCTTGAGCACATTGTTGTAATAAATTATCTAATTGTCCTAACATTTGAATTATAGTTCCTAATAATGCTCCTATACTGGCTAGTGATATAGTTAATAAACTAATAGCTACACCTCCTTTATTTAATGCTAATTTTAAAGCATCTTTAGCATCTCCTATTTTCTGTATAACTCCTGCGGTTAATGGAGGGAGGAGTGGAGGTATACCAGTTGCTGGGTAAGGTAATGTTAATATTAATTGTATTCCTATATTTAATGCTGTTAAAGAAGCTGAGGTTATTGCTATAGTTTTAGTTAAAAATGTTATAGATGAGTATAAATTATTTAACTGTTGAACTAATTGATTTCGTTTTTTTATTAATTTAGTTATATTAGCATTACTAGGGCATTTATCTATAGATGCTACTTTTTTATTAATTATATCTTGAGCGGCTGTTGTTCCAAATTCTAATACTAATGCTATAGCAAAAGGTATTAGTATTTTTTTAATAGTTTCTTTTTTCTCATTAAATAAATTTGTTAATTGAGCCTCAGTAGGTAGTTTAGATTTTAATTCTTCTTTTCGGATTTTATTTTCTTCTATCTTTTGTTTTACTTCAACTTCTTTAGTTAATTTAGGAGCAGGATCAGGAATAATATCTAATGTAGTCCTAGGGATATCATAGAATATATTATTTAATGGGTTATTAATAGCTGTTTTAAAAGTCTGTTGAACTCCTTTAATGTCTTTAGTTGTATAATTTTCTTTAGAGAAAGAAACATCAACACCACCATATTGAGATATATTGGTAGCTTCAGTTTCATATTTCCAATACCCATCAACTCCAGTTATTAATTTTTCTCTTTTAGGGAGAGAAGGAATTAATGGTTTAAATTTTATAAGGATTAAATTTTTATCTTCAAAATAATAATCTAATAGACTTTGAGCTAAATATTCAAATTGAGCTGAGTCTGTGGTATAGAATGCTTCTTTACCTGGTTTTTTATTACCATCACGGGAAGTATATATAGGTCTATATTCTCTAGTAATCTGCCCTATCTCAGTATCAAAATCTATAGTTCCACCATCATTAACTTTATAAGTTGGAAGAATTTGTTCGGATTTTAATGAGAGTTTAATCTCTACACCCATTAACGAATTTCCAGTTTCATCTACTACATACCCAGATATAATTGCTTTTTCTGTACTCATGATGTTTTAACTTGTTTTGAAAGTAATGTTTTACCATTCACTTGGTTTAAAATATCTTGACTTAAGGTTTGAGCATCTGCGGCTATAGTACTTAATGAAGCAATAGGTACTCCCATACTATCTATTGCTGTTGAAAAAGCTATATTTAATGTTGATAAAAATATTGCTATATCTCCTAACAATGAATTTAAATCTTCTCCTAATACTACAGATTGAATATCTACTCCTTCAGTTCCTTGAGCTGAACCTAGATATACTTTAGGAGCTGATAGTACTATTTGATTCCCACCATCTATACCTACTGTTTTTTCAGCGGTTAGATGTATGGATTGATTAGCTCCTAAAATAATAGAATCGGATTTTGAGTTAAATACTAATCTACCTGAATTTAATATTATTTGGTTTTTATCATATTGGTTTACAGATTGAGGAGGTGTTGACTTAGCAAACGAGTTTTTTAAATCACTACTTGGTGATATAGGTAATTTTTGAGTAGATGAAAGATAAATAGAGGATTGATCCCCATTTATTTGTTCAGTTACCGGTACCCATGGGTCTGATTTGTATTCTGCTTGACCATTTCTTATTATAATAATAGGATCACCATTTTTAGATATATTCCCACTAGACCATCCATTAGGGATAGTAGGATTATTAACAGTTGATCCTAACCGAATTGAGTTACCCCATCTACCTTCATATATTATATCTCCCTCATATGGAAGTAGTGGGTGGAGATTAGTTTTTTCATCAAATGTTTTACCGAGAAAAATATCAGTGCTATTATCAGTTACTCGTCTATATGAGCCTAAAGTGGTGGAAACATAATCTCTATCCTCAGCTGGTGTTAAATTTGAAGATACAGGAACAGCATTATGATGTTGACTATTCCATACATTAGAAGGAGGAAAGTAATAAGCTATTGATGAATTATTATTTTCAGTTATATTAGCCCCAGGAAGGAATATAACATATGTTAATTCATTTATAAGAGGATATTGTTTTATATTTGGAAGAAAAGGTAAAGCAACTGGGTTAGTTGAAGGATCATTAGTCACAGCACTTAGTCCATAGTATGCTTCTTCATAGAATATTGTACCTATACTATTCCATTCTCCATATTCTTTAAATTTAGGATGAGAATTATCTAAAATAATATCTAATACTCTAATGGGTATTATCCTAATACCTGAGGTACCTAAGTTAGCTATAGCTGAAGGGGAAGCATTAAAAGTATTTTGGTATGTACCTGCGGAACCAAATCTAATATTAGCCATTACTCTTCAGTCTTAAATTTATCTAATTCTGCTAATAACTGTTGTTTTTCTTCTTCAGATATTCCAAACCCACCATCATTTGACCCAGCATTATTATTCATAATACGTTGGATGATAGTAGCCATCTTAATTAATTGTTCATCATTTTTAACACTTATCTCTAAGTATTCTTTAATCAAAGGAACAATAAGAGTAGCATCACCTATCTCTTGAACAAGTGGTTTTAGTTCTGATATTAAGATAGATATCTGTTTGTCTTTCTTTTGTTGGTTGGTGTAAATCTCTTCTAATATGTCAGAGAATTTTTTCTTACCAAATACAACATTGTCTAGTCCATTCATAATATTTTATTTATAAATATGAACATTAGAAATTTGTATATCCATTTTCTAGATAGAAATAATAATATTGTTTAAATATATCATATAATTTATCGGCTATCTTAGTGATTTTAGGGGTTTTAGCGTCAATAATCTCACGAATGTATATATACAGCGCTTTTTTATTAAAGATGTCTATATGCTCTCTCTTACGGAATAACTCAAGGATAGCATCTGCTATTTGAGCATCTGCTTCTTTAGGGAATAGAGTATAAATATTAGTTGTACAATAAGTAACATATTCATCTAAGAAATTAGATAATCTATCTTGTGATGAACCTTCATCAATTCTATATGAAAATTGTTCATTTGATTCAATTTCCTCGATAGGTGCTTTATCTACTCGTTTCTTATAATTTTTAGTATTAGTAATAATTAAATAACGTTTAGCAATAGTACCAAAATATGAGAATGCTTTTGCTCCTTTAGCTGGGTTGAATAGATGTATTTTAGAGAGTAAAAATGTTATTACTTCATGTTGTAAATCCTGGATGTTATCTACCTCAGTGTAGTAAAACTTAAAGGTATGGATAATATTCTCTGTTAATTTAAAGAAAGCATAATGGATACGTTCACGATATATCTTATCTTTTAACTCAAAATCAGTAGTTGAGTTATATTCATTAATAGCATTTTCTGTATCTTGGGTAAAATATTGAACACCTTTAGGTTTTCTTTTTTTAGCCTCTTGTATTTCGATCATAAGTTTTTAATTTTAAAAGCATTCAATGTTTCTTGAATTTGCTTTATTTCTTGAAAAAAGAAGCCTACTTCATCATCAGATTCAAATGAACCTTTACGATCTACCTCTTTAAGTTTTTTATCTGAGAACTCAATCAGACCGGAGATTTTATTTAAGTACTCCATATATCCTGCTAAGATATCTTCTTGTCGCTCATTTTTCTTAAGAAGGTTAAAGGTCGTGAATCCTAAGACCACGACCATTAAGCCTAATATTATTGTTAATACTATCATATACTATCTAACATGTTCATTAAACCTTGAGACTTAACATTACTTAATGTTTTTGTCTTAATTGTTTGTTTAGGTGCTTTAGTAACAGCAAAATTATTTACTTTTTTAACCTCACCTTTTAATTTAGGATTCCATTCACGCTCAAACTCAATACGAGCAGCCATTAAATCAGCTTGATGAACAATGTAAATTAATGAAGTACGAGGTTTAGTTTCTGGTGACCAAGACATTAAGTATGGCTTATTAGCATCATCATATAAACCATCATGTAGTTTAATTGTTAACCATTCGTTTTTAGAAACTGAGATACCATGAGAAAGTAATAAATGTAAACTACGATCTGGTACTGACATGAATTCTAAACGATCGTTGAATTTATAATCTTCACCTAATTTATCTTTACGCCATTGATCATCCTGAGGAATATAAGCATCATTATGTTCATCACCCATTTTACCTAGGTCATGGTTTAGAGCTGCAAATACTAATTCTTCTTTAGTATAAGTAGACTCGTCTACTCCCATTTCAACCCAAACATTATTTAACTTAAGAGCACAATCTACTACTCGTAGTACGTGATCTACGTAACCACCTGGGAAAGCATTATGATATTCTTTCTTATGAGCAGCAGGCATTAACATAATACGTTCTGAGTATTTAGAGTAAAAGTCTAATAGTTGTGAACAACGAGGTTCACTGATATAAGATTTAATAGTTTCCTCAAAATCTATCCAGTTTTGTTGGATTTGTTCTGCTGTTAAATTCATATTAATTATACATTGTTTGTTCAGACTCAACGAATAAACGAGTTTGCTCAATTATGTCTTTCAGTTTATTAATGCCTTCTAAATATACTTCTAGAGGTTGTTCTTGTTTAACGATAAAATTTAATTGGTTAGCGAGACCATCCATTTTATCTAATTGATGTAATACGTTGTCTTTGTTTTTCATACGTTTATTATTTGTTTTATGTACCCGTGGTCACATTCCACGTTCTTTTTATCCTACGTTTTAGATGTTTCCTAAAACCCGTATCTATATAATACGAATTAGGACTTGCGAGGCCAAGCTATTTTTAAGAGGGGTTTGCTACGTCTTGTATTTTTTTAAGAAGAGCACAATTCTCATATTCTTCTAAATCTTCAAAATGAGAGAGTGCTGATGATAATGCTTTTAAGAAATGTTCATCTGAGTATAGTATAAGACAATCACGATGCATTTGATTAGTAGTGTCTATTTTAGAAATATGATCCATAGCTCTAGCAAACACCATCATACCACCAGCTAATTTAATATCATCAATATCTAATTTAGGATCAGATGATTCAAAGAATTCTATCATTTGTTTACTAAATACCTTATAATTTATAATTAACTTTTTAAACATTCCCATCCAAACAATAGGGTGATCTGATAAGTCTACTTGAGTAGTACTTTCAATTTCCTCTTCAGGGGACTTAAATGAGTTAAAAATATCTTCAATATTCATATATCTAAATATATGTTAAGTAGGGAAATAGCGGCTTTAAGCCGCTTTAACCATCAAATCAACCCTTTAATAATTGTTTGATATATCGAGTTTTTAACTCACTTATTTCATTTTCTAACTGTTTTACTCGTTTATTTAGAGTATAAAGATAAGTAATTGATAAAATTGTCTCAATAAGTAAAATAGCTGTTAATAATAACATAGTAATAAATTTAGTGCGCCCTACAGGAATCGAACCTGTCACCCGCTGATTATGAGTCAGCTGCTCTAACCAAATGAGCTAAGGGCGCTATTGTACTCAAGGAAGGACTTGCACCTTCATGTCATTTCTAACTTGGGTAGTTACCCTAGCGTCTATCTATCGAGTTACCATGGTAACCTCGCTTCCGCCACTTGAATGATATTAATATAATAAATAAGAATTATAAAACCAAACTTACTTACAAATAGCATCAGCTACATATGAAGCTACCATTGCTTCTGGTTTACATCTAGGGGTGTAACCCATTGATTCTATGTATCCTAATGTTGCTCTTAATACTTGATTGGATTTGTATTTAGGATCTGGGTTTAAATCTAAGTCAATATAATTTGGGTTAATTCCATTTTCACTTAAAATAATAGCAGTTTGTAAAGAGTATTCTACTTCATTCCATAATCTGATAAAACGATCTGGGATTCTATTAACTATATCTTTAGTATATAGAACGTGTCCGCCTTTCCCTGGGTTATGTAATACAATAACAACTGCGTAAGTAGTATAACGCTCATTTTGAGAGTCACAACCGACATAGATAGTAGTATCTGAGTTGTTAGCTAAGAAATCTTTTACATATGGGATTAAGTCTACTTCTTTCCTAGTAGATAGGCTTTTGAATTTTAGTTCCATAGCTTTAATTTTTGAGTCAAGTGCTGGAGTCGAACCAACCTAACAGTTTTTGCAGAACTGCGCCTATAACCGCTCGGCCAACCTGACATTGTTTATTATAAATAGTACCCCGAAAGAGATTCGAACTCCTATCTCTTGATCCGTAGTCAAGTGTTCTATCCATTGAACTATCAGGGCAAATTGGTACCTCTATAGGGACTCGAACCCCAATAACAACCTTAGAAGGGTCGTGTCCTATCCATTGAACGATAGAGGCAAATAAGCGGAGAGCATTGGAGTCGAACCAAATCCCCGAAGGGACACATTGCTTAGCAGGCAAGCCTAATCACCGTCATAGCTTACTCTCCTTTTTGTGTGTCTAACCAGATTCGAACTGGTGCTAACGGAACCACAACCCGTCGTGCTAAACCGCTAACACTATAGACACCATGTAGTACCTCCTGAGAGACTCGAACTCTCACTGCATTTAAGCACTGGTTTCTAAGACCAGCATGTCTACCAATTCCATCAAGGAGGCAATTAAGCGGAAGAGATAGGACTCGAACCTACACATCAGTTTCCCGATACCGGTTTTCAAGACCGGGGCGATACCAATTACGCTTTACTCTTCCAATAAGTTGTCCCTGATGGATTCGAACCACCATTATCTGAATCAAAATCAGATGTCCTGCCCTTAGACGAAGGGACAATATAGCAGCTCCAACGGGATTCGAACCCGCACCACACGGCGTGACAAGCCGGCATTGTAAACCATTCAACCATGGAGCTAAATTAAAAAACAGACTTTGCACACGTCGGAGGCCTACTGTGCTAATTCATCCTCCCGCTTCTACGTTCCCGTCGGTATCTGTTTTTTAGAGCAGGTGGCGAGAATCGAACTCGCATCTCCAGTTTGGAAGACTAGAGTAATAAGCCATTATACGACACCTGCTTATAAAGTGGTCCGAGGTGGATTCGAACCACCGACACCTGCATCTTCAGTGCAGTGCTCTACCAACTGAGCTATCGAACCATTAGTACACCCTGCTGGACTCGAACCAGCAACCTCTTCCATGTAAGGGAAACACTCTACCATTGAGTTAAAGGTGCATGGTGAAGGTAATCGCGTTTTTGTAGAACCGGAACCCCCGTTAAAACTATTTTGTATGTCTTTCCATACTTGTACAACAAGGATCTTCTTTACGTACTAAGGACTCTCTTGTGCTTCCTTTGTGGACAATGTGGGACTTGAACCCACGACCTTCTGAATGCAAATCAGACGTTCTAGCCAACTGAACTAAAAGCCCATTTAAATTGTCTAAGTGGCAAGACTCGAACTTGCAACCCCTGGTTCCCAAAACCAGTACTCTAACCAATTGAGCTACACCTAGATATAAGTCTTCACAGCTAGACTCGAACTAACAACCTTTCGCGTATCAGGCGAATGCTCTAACCAATTGAGCTATGCGAAGAAATGGAGCTCCATGTCGGACTCGAACCAACAACCCCTTGTTTACAAAACAAGAGCTCTAACCATTGAGCTAATGAAGCATTAAGCACGTCTACTAAGACTCGAACTTAGAATAACAGTTTTGGAGACCGTAGTGATAACCATTTCACCATAGACGTATAAAAAGTGACCCCGGCAAGGCTCGAACTTGCGACTCCCTCATTAAAAGTGAGGTGCTCTAAACCAACTGAGCTACGAAGTCAAAAAAGTTGTGCAGGAGGGACTCGAACCCCCAAGTCCATAGGAACCTGATTTACAGTCAGGCGAGCCAACCAATTGCTCAACTGCACAATGTAGTACTCGGTACGGGATTCGAACCCGTGTGACAAGAATGAAAATCTTGTATCCTAGGCCATCTAGATGAACCGAGCATTTGATTAAAAATTTGAGGCGACAATGAGACTCGAACTCATAGCCTATCGGTTAACAGCCGATTGCTCCACCATTGAGCTATATCGCCTTCTTAATCCCAATATGTCAAATAACGTTTTTGTTTACTCATGGCGCGTTACTGCTAATTTCAACTTTTTAAATATAACATCTTTTTTCTCTAAAGCCAAACTTTTTTAACCCTTTTTGAAAAAAAAAACCTCGAACTTTTTGGCTCGAGGTTTTCGTTATATATTTTTATATTTCTTACATACAAACTTAACTTATCCTCGATCCATATTGCTTCCAATCAAAGCCAATATTTTGGCCTTTCGCTTGAAGCGATACCTCCGTTGCCGGGCGATAACTTATATGTCTAAAGGTTTGTTTCATTTTTGTTTAATATAAATATATACTGTTTTTTCAAAATACATTTTTGATGCGGGAGTGGGACTCGAACCCACGAGGCTTTCGCTGAGGCTTATGAGACCTCCCAGATACCAACTTCTGACACCCCGCATTATTATTTCATTTCATACTATTAATATAACATCACTCTCTCACTTTTCCAAACCTTTTTGTAAAGAAGGTTAGAGAAAAAAACCGGGCTTAACCCGGCTTTAAACGACTATCTATATTTTACGTTATAGTTGTTCATCCGGATTAGTAGGTGGGTTATCCGTGGGATTTGGCGTGTTATTCTTGGCTTGCTGTTTCATCTTAACAACGTTTTCAATAACAGTTAAACCCAATCCACCACCAGCAATCAATGCAATTGAGTCAAACATAAACTCAGGAGTAATATGTTTTTCATCTTTATAGGTAGCTATGTATGCTAAAGATATAACAACGAATAATGCTAAAAGTGAAGCAAAACGCTTACTTGAAGTATCAGAAGTACCTGATAATAAGTCGGTAAAGAATTTTTTCATGATGTGTGTTTATTATAAATACAACAGAGAAAGGAGCTTTCGCTCCCTTCTCAATAATCAACCCTAATTAATTAAGCAGCAAACTCAGCTGCTAACTCATACAACTTAGCATTCAAATCTAAGTCTTGTCTGAAGTTCTTAATCTTACGAGCTTTTCTTACTTTAGCTCCTGATTGATACTCAAACATACCTTGAGTAATCTTTTCTTGGATCACATTAAACACACTCCACAAATCAGTACCACGATCTTCAGGTCTAGTAGCTGTAGTTAAGGCGTTATAATCAATTGCAATGTTTTGTGCTTGTTCTTCACCAAAACGTACTTGAACCGCTTTACGAGCGAACTCTAAAATTTGTTCTTGAGCTAGTTGTGTTTGTTTGAAACGATTCATTGACTCAACTGCTAACGGTAACGCTCCTACCATTGTATTGATAACAGTTTGTAACTCATTGAAATCGTACCCATAGTGGCGAATCTTCATATTTTCAAACTCTTGAGTTGAAATTACTAAACCATTCTCACAAACTAATCGGAACAAACCAGCTGTGAATGTAAACGCGTTTTTACCATCATGACTATTAGTTAATAGAATTTGTGGAAACACATTATCACCATCAGCACCCTCAATGAACAAATCATTATTACGGAATACTACTAAGTGTTTTTGGAAACCTTCACCTTTACGGGCGCGTACTTGTTTAGCATCTACTACACCCCATCCTAGTTCTTCCATATCATCAATGATCTGTTTAGTTGAGATGTGTGAGTACTTTTGACTAGTGCCTGGAGCACTTGTAGTTGTGAAAATTGAACTTGCTTTCTCTCTAACTTCAGAAGCAGTTAAAAACGTGTTGTTGTTTAAATCTAGTGGCATAACCTTTATTTTTTATTTTTATTTATAATTCTTGAATTAATGAACACATACGGCTGATTGTGTTTCTGTATTTTTCTCTATAATCCATTCTCCATGGATCCTTATCTATATCTTGAGCTAAAAGAACCGCCTGGTCTGCATATATCTTTAACTTCTCAGATGTTGAACCTTCAAATTCACCTTCTAGGGCATCAATTGTAGGTACAATAAATATTTTTTGAACTGCTTTGCGGCCTCTTTTTTTAGGTTCAGCTGTGCTTACTTCTAATTTAACTTCTTGTTTCTTTGTCCCGGGTGGGCGACCTCTTCTTTTTTCCATAACCTTTATTTGTGTTTTTAATTATACCTAAATATAATATCCTTATCCTGGTGAGCCAAACTCTTAACCGAAAATGATTGTTAAAGCGATATAAAACGCAAAATTAACCGTTACATTACCTAAAAAACTAACCAATTCCTGTTTAGTTGTTGGTTTAACTTCAGCCTTTTTATTCGCGATTACTCGAGCGATTACTGCTCCCAAAATCAAAATTGCAATTACTGTTGTGTTCATAGTCGTTATTATTAATTATTATATATTAAATATAACATCCATTCCCCAGGAAGCCAAACACTCAACCGGAAAGGTTACCGAAAGGTACTAGAACGTTGAAAATTAATGGATTAGACGATTTCTAGAGTAACATCGTCACCTACTTCACGAATTACCGCTAAAGCATCCTGAGTCGCTACTACTATAGTTGAGTAATTATCATCGTCATTTAACCCAACTACTTGTACTAAACCAGCTTCTTCAATTACTTCCTCAATTGAACCTACTTGGTCAACAATTTCATCTAATTGAGCTACTTTAAGATTTGAAGTTCTCATTTCATATATACCATAATCTCCTTTAGATAGAGATAAACCAGATAAAGCTTGCTTAATGTCGAGTAATACTTGAGGTGGTTCAGTAGATAGTATTAGATGATCTACTCCAATGCCTTCCATCAAACTAGCATCACTTATATCTTCAGGTGTGAATGGAACAATAATTCCACCTACTTCACCTCCAATAAAGTTACCTTGTTTTAAACCTATAGGAGCCAATTTACTAATCCATAACTTCCAACTACCAGGGTATAAGATGTTGTCTGAGAAAATTGTTTTATATGCTTCTAGTAACATAGTATACATTTTAACACCTAGTCCTTTGCCGCGGTACTTCGGGCTAACATACGTTAAATGTATTTCTGCACCAGGTATGCGATATGGTTTAGTACGCCCAGAATTAGCGTTAATATATATTTTTTCTACCTCTACTTGCCCTATAACATAATCATCTAAAGTAGTACCTTTAGTATTTACTAAATATAAAGTACCACGGTAAGTAGAAGGTACTATAAACTCATAATCACCATCA